CCCCAGTTAGGTTAGCCTCAAATAGGTTAGCCCCAGTTAGGTTAGCCTCAGTTAGGTTAGCCTCAAATAGGTTAGCCCCAGTTAGGTTAGCCTCAGTTAGGTTAGCCTTAGATAGGTCAGACTCAGATAGGTTAGCCTCAGATAGGTTAGCCTTAAATAGGTTAGCCCCAGTTAGGTTAGCCTCAGTTAGGTTAGCCTTAGATTCTATTGCTTCAATAACAGCATCCCTTACATTATCTTTAGTAGATACATAAATTTCACTTTCATCATACCTATTGCGAATAATATAACCTTTCTCTTTTGTTTCTTCATCAGAAACATATTTTTTAAGAGCTTCTTTTTTACTTAGTTTCATAGTTTTTTTTAATTTATAATTTACTTTCTTTTGTGTTGGGTTAGGGTTATTCATTGTCTTAAGCTATAGCTAAAAAGATTAGTTTTACTATTAAATAAGCTAAAAGGATTCCTGAAGTACCCATTAAAATACCAATAGAAACTTCATACCTATTTCTTCTCTTAAGGTCAGATCTTCCTTGAATACATCCTCGTTTAAACCACTTGTAGCTTTCTTCTATATCACCCATACCAAGTTCTTTATACATCTGTTCTAATAATCGGTCAATAGAACTTTTTGCTGGTCTACCAGCTTTTTTTGTTTTGGTCATAATTTTTTCCATTTGAAATAATAAATTTTATAATCTGAATCCTTTTTAAATTTGTCTTTAAAAGTAGTCTCATGTTCTTTGTCTGATTCTTTAAAGGTTTTACTAGCACCGTTGTAAATTACTTGAACAGCATCATAAGCCTTAAAGTATTTACTAGCCACAGCAATATAGATATCATCATTGTTAAGTCCAAGCTGATATCCGAACATTTGTGATTTAGTCTTGTATATCTTTGTTTTCATTTTTTTCCTTTTTATCCTGATGATATTTAGCTTTTTTCTTAGCCTTAATATTCTCAGCGTTGTTTCTATATCTTCTCAACCATTGTTCTCTAAATCTTTCTGGATTGTCTTGTCTCCATTTTTTAGTTCTTTCATGGGGAGTTATTGTTTTTTTATTTTTCATAGTTTGTTAGTGGTGAAAGAAGAGGGAGTGAAGCTTAAGCTTTTACTTAAACCTCACAAACCTTCTTTGGCTAATAATATACTTCCACCTACTTCAATTAACACTATACCAAGAACAAGTTTAATTGTCAATGATTAGAAAGGCAATTCTTCTTTTTTGGTTTTCTTTTTAGGTGACTCCTCTTTCTTTTCTTCTTCTTCTGCTTCACCTTTACCATCGTCAACATCAACAGTAAAACGATTAAGGTCTCTTCCACCTTTAATCTTTTCTTTACCGACAAAGGTAATTTTTACTTGGCTACCAGTTTCAATGGTGGCAAAGTAATCTTCTAACATTTTAGAAGACCAGACAGCCCATTTACCTTCATCATTCTCAATGACGAAAAGGTTTGACCCTGACTTTCCTTGGATATCTACTTTCTTCTCTATGTAGATTCCTTCAATAACTTTTCCTGGTTCTTTTGTCCAGGTCTGAGTATCGTATTCCTCAGATTTTCTTTGTTCTGCTCTTTTATAAGCCATAGTTTTTTACTCCTATTTAATTTTTAATTTAATATTAATCTCTTCTTGGGTTAACTTAGCAAATGCTGGATAGTTATTATACTTAGGGTTGTTGTTCCAATCTTCTTCTGGAATAAATTCTGGAATTATTTCAGTTTCTTTTTGTTTATAAAACCTATCAATTATTCCATCAACCTCTTCTTTATAATCAGCAGTTTCAAAAACCATAGTAAAAATTCTATAATCATCAGCAGCAATATAATCAATAGCAAAATGGCTACTACCAAAAGCTAGAGCATAAAAACAAGCTTGAAGTTTGTGGCTTCTATCAGCATCATTATCTCTTTTAATATTTGCATATTTCATATTGGTAACAGATTTACATTCGTGTGGAATTACACCGAAGTTAAGATCGTGTCTTGCTGTGTCAATAGTACAATCAGCGTAACCAACAGTATTTCTATATTCACCAAATTTTTGCTTTTCAACAAGATTTGGAACAACAGAAATAAACCATTTTTCAACATCATTACCTCGTTGAAACTTCCTTAAAGTATAAGCATCAAATGGTTTAGCTTTAACTCCACTTATTTTTAAACATTGCCATTGAAGTGGCATCCCCAACATACTGGCTGAAAGTTTTCCAGAAGATTTATGTTCTTTTTCTTTTTTCTTATTATCTTCCTCCATTTTCTTAGAGATAGATTTATCAATGTAAGTATCTTTTATATAGTTCATTTTTCCTTTTTTAATATTAACATAGTACATATCTACTATATCAAGAATAATCATCTATGTCAATAACATCCTTTAAACTATAACCTATTTCCCATTTGGTCATATCCCCTATGGCTATATGGGGGGTTGGTATGTCAAAGGATACTTTAGGAAAGCCCAAGTACCAAGCTCTTAGTATTAAAGAGTTTAGTATCTCGGACTTTTTCTTATCTTCAGGGTGGTAATAGCAATAAGCTATTCCCTTATAGCATTGTCTAATTACTTGATTCATCAATTAGACCTATGATATTTCCACCTTTTTTAGATGGATTAAGAATATAAATTTTACCCAAATCCCATTCCTTAACTCTTGCTAATTCTTTTGGGTCAAAGACTAGCTTTTGCATTGGTTCACCTTTACCAGAGAAACCAAAAGTATAAGTTCCTATTTTCTTCATTTTAAAATTTGACATATTTTTGTTTAACTAATAACTTATTCAAAATCTTCAACTTCTCTAATTCCAGCTTTCATAGTTCCAAAGATAATTGGAATAGGTCCAGTCATTCCACTCTTAGATTTAGCTACAATCAAATTTCCACTATTCAAATAAGTTGAATGAGTTTCATCTTCTGGGTCAGGTTCTTTGTAGACAATCCAAACATCAGTAGCATCTTGCTTAAATGATCCAGAACCAGAAATGTCATTTAGAGTAGGTATTCGTTCTTTACCTCTGTTTTGTGGCTTTCTAATATGAGCTATTACTACAACTGAAGTTTTATTTTCTTTAGAGATACCAGCTAATTGTTTCATTACATTTGATTGGTCTTGATTAGTATTAGATTTATCTTTAACGAAATATCCAATATGGTCTATTACTATTAAGTCATATCTATCTTCTCTTTTAACAGCTTTCATTAACTTCTCTATATTGTTTATTTGGTCACTGGTGTAAACATCAATATTAAGTCCAGTGAAATCATAATCAGTTCCTCTGTTCAATTCATCAAATCTCTTATTGTGAATAATAGAAGCCATATATTCAACAACACTGGTATCTGGTTCTAAAGCTAGATAAAGAACTCTTCTACCTTGAGAAGCTACAGCACAAGTAAATGAACAAGCTAATGAAGTTTTACCAACATTAGTATCACCAGTTAAAACATAAGTATGCTTTGGAACGAACCCTTTGACCATTTTATCTAGGGTTCCAAAACCAGTGGAAGGACAATCTTTTTCTAGTATCCATTCAGCTCTTCTTTCATTAACAATATCTGCTATTTTCTTTGGAACAGGGATGACTTCATCAGAGGACTCAGGAGGTGTCTCTTTTGGGTTGTCGGTTACAAAGACCTTTGCTTGATTAATAATGACAGACAACTCATTTGACGGTAATGGATTAGGGTTTCCCTCATCATCTTTACAGCGAGTTTCATTGAGCCACTTAATTTGGTCAATCTTTTCAACCTCAGACATTTTTTCATTATTCCAAACAGAACAAGCAAGTTTGTGAAGAGTTACATTTCTTTCACCATCTTTTATTACTTCGTGGTCTGATAAATTTATTTTGTTTCCTGTTTTGTTTTTCTTTCCTTGAAGAAATGTTCTAATTTTTTCTTCTAAGATTGGAAGATTATCCATATTCTCTTTAGTTGGAGGGCTTATCCATTCATATCCATTTTCTAAAGGAAGAACACAATAACCACCTTCACCTCTTACATCAATCATTAAGTCAGCATTAGCACTATTTGAAATTGGTCTATCATATTTAAAGTAATAGTGAGTTCCACCTGATTTTGTTTTAGCAATAACAGTTGTCTTAATTGAAGTTGCTGGTTTCAGTCCATGCTTAATCCTATCGTCATCAACAATTACTATTCCAGTTGTTCTTCCAGTGATAATTCCTAAGAACCATCCTCTGTTAAGCCAACTATAAACTTCATCTAAAGTTGGAGGTAGCATTTGATAATCCTTCCACTTAACCATTGGTTTCTTGGCAATTCTTCCATCTTCAGCCTTAACAAAATTCATAGGAAGTAATGACCAACCAAGGTCGTGATACTTTTTTGCTAATGCTTTAGTTTTTTCTAACTTTGCTAAAGTCAAAGATTGGTTTTCCTGTTCCATCTTCCTCCTCCTTTTTAATTTTTAACATAGCAGCTATCATCTTTGGATTATTCTTTTGTTCCATTATTTTTAATTCTATTGCAGTTAAACAATCAATTCTTTTCCAATTAACAGCGTTCTTGATCCATTGGTCCAATGCTCTAACATAATCTTTATAAGGTTTAGCTCCCTCAGATATTTTAAAATCCATCTCTTCAACTATTTTAGTTACATCCTCAAAAGATACTTTATTTTTTATTGCTAATTTTATCAACTCATTTTTCGGAACTCTTTTCACAGAAGAATATCTAATAAGAAATCTCTCTTTCTTTTCTTTCTTTGTATTACCTTCTTTAGTTGTTGTTAGTTTTGAAGGGTTCGTTTGTTGGTCGTTTGTTAAAACATTTGTTAACCCTTGATAGTCTTCATATTTTTTTATGGTAATTAAGGTGTATTTTGTAGTAGTATAGATTGTTATTTCGTTTGTTGATTTTAGCTTATTTAATCCAGTTCTTATGTTTTGGTTTGTTAGCACTGGTTTCTTAGGGTTCTCATTAAGTTCAAACACCAGACTTTTAAGACTTGTCACTAACTGTCCTCTTTTAATAAGAATACCCTCAAACTTCTTGTCTTCATAGTTCGCTAAAAGTAGTAAATGTAAGAAAATATCTTTCACATTAGAGTTCTTATACCACTCCCAATCTGTTAGTTTTTTGTGTAGTTTAATAAAACCACCAACCATATTATTCTTATGAATTATTAATCTCTTCAGCAAGGTCAACAAGTTTTGCTTCTATAATTGAGTAAGACCTTAAAATAGCTTCAGCGATATCAGCTTGATACATATTATCTGGATATCTTCTGTCAACTTCTCTTAATTCATAACTTAGCTGAGATAAGGTTTTCATCCTTATTCTAGCTCTCAATAATTCTTCAGCTACTTCTGAAGGAGCTTCCAATACAGACCCTGTTGCTGTTGGTCCTGGAATTCCCATAGACACTACATCTTCTCCAATATCTTCCATTAGTCCTCCTTTTCAATATTTAATTTGTTTATCTGATTGAATATTTGAGCTAAGTCATTGAGTTCTTCTGAGCTTTCAATATTGATATAGGTTCTACTACTAGAATCCTCATCATTCTTTTTGATCCAAAGGTCAATCTCCTTTGTATCCTTATTAAACTCTACGTTTACTAACAATGTGTTAGTTTCAATTTTGTAGCTTTCAACTACTTTTTCAATTGTTATCATTTTATTCTCCTTTTAAATGTGTAATTAATTCGCTTTCATCGGTTGATTCTCCTCTGTCTTCTTGAAGCTCTATAGTTTTTTTAATTTCTTCTATTGTGAATCCACCTATCTCTTTAACTTTCATTATTGAACATTCAGCACACCATTCAGCAAAATCCCAATCAACATCATCGTGACCATCTGGAATCATAAAAGAGTGATAGACATATAAACCTCCGCAATCTTTACACTTTCCAAAAGTAAAACTTCCATCTATTGATTTTATTTCAAATTTTTTCATTTTTATTTTAATTAACTATAATCTAATATACCAAGAACAAGAACTTATGTCAATGGTTTGTTTTGTTGTTTCAAGAGGACAGCAATTCTAAGATGATTTTCTCTACTAAAAGAAGAAGAAAAAAATAAAGGTTATCTCTCAAGAGTATATCCGCGTAAACTACTTTTCTTGGGTGTCTTCTTAGGGATATTTTTTTTAGGTGTATCCCTCCCTAAATCAATCCTATTATTTAAGGTTAAATTATACTAATGACATTTAATCATCAGTTTAAGAGCCTCTAATGAGCTTATTTTTTTACTTCTTTTATTGTTATTCATAGTTATTATTTAGCTTAGGTTTAAAACACCAAAAAAAACCGCTAGGAGCTAATCGCTAGCGGTGTTTTATTGTATTTTAAATACTTGTTACTTCTTTTTTATTTTAAGAATTAAATTGATAGACTCATTGCTAAAAGTAAACCTTTGGACTTCTTTATCTTTATTAATATTATTAATAGTTGAATGTTTAAAATTGTAACCATAAGTTTTTAAAACTTTTTGGAGGTCATTGAGTAGAGCTGGAGATATTTCAATCATAGTTGATTTAGTAAATAAATAATAAATAGCTCAAAGTAGACAAGGGCAAAAAGGGGTATTATTGCTTTGTTGGTCATCTATTCCCCTTTTAGTAACTTTTTAAGCGAATATAAAAACTCTGGGTTGCTCCAATTCCTACTGTTTGAAATATTCCAGCTTTTTTCGTCATATCTGTAGGGATTGTTTTGAGTATGGGTTTTAAATAGTCTTATTCCGCCCTTAACTGTTTCTAGTGAAGTGTAGATAGTATTTAAGCCCCCGGTTTCTGTTTTTTGTTTGATTGTTATACCTGTCATAGTTAATTAAAATAGTAATGAAAAACTAATTTATTTCTTTTATTCTCCAACACTCTTATTTTCTCATTGAGTTCTTGATACTTTTTATGTGATACTTCTATCTGTTTTTTGGTTGGGCATTCTCTTTTAGTGTTGTAGCATTTTTTAATGTCATCAACTGATATTTTTCCAGTATCACTATTTAGATAAAGTGTTTTGGTATCACTTGGAATATAATTACAACCAAAATCACCAGTTCTAACACTTCTGTCCCTAGCATTTATAACAAGAGTTTTTAAATTATATATGTCATCCTTCCAAACCATATAAAATGACTCTTTATTAATAGTGCCATCATCTCTTTTATATGTTTTTAAAATACCAAACTTATTCAAAAGGGCTTGATTTGCCTTGTCTATTTCTCTTTTGGTTATTTTTTTGTCGCATATAATTGGGCTAATAGTATCAAGTATTAAATTAATATCCTTGTTAAACTTGCTTTGTTTTTCTAATAGTTCTAAATTCATTTTATTTTTCTCCTTTTTTAATTAAATAATTTATAATTTGCTTACTCTTCCACTTTGGGTGCTTCTCTTTTAATTGCTTCCAAACTAGATAGATTGCTGGGCTAATCATTGTTATGATCTCCAAAAATATCAAAGTTGCTAAATTCATTCGGAGCTAACCAACCGCATTTATTGAGGGTTGATAGTTCTTCCAGTTCTGATTCATTGATAACTTGAGGACTGCTAACAGCTTCGGGGTTATATGGTCTTACTTCTTTTTTCATATTATTTAATTAATAGGTAAATAGTTAATGGTTCAACCTATTGATTAAATATAGCATGATTATATATCAATAACAAGGGGTATATATTATCTATGTTAATAGCTTCTATTATCTAGGTTAATAGCTTCTATTATCTAGGTTAATAGGTTGTATGTCCTATGGGGTCTATATCTCTATGGCTCTATGTCTATAGTAAATACAATCTAGTTACTCTATTTTATAGCTATCGTTTCTCTAAGGTCTTATTAATAGGGTGATTATCTAATTATATGATAGTAGGAGAGGGGAGAGAGTGCCTGAATTAGTTTGGGTTGACCCCCTCTCAATCATATGATCCCTATTTATTGATCCCTAGAAACATATTACCCTTATTTTTATTGATATATAACCATATGACCCCTTATGATATGTACATATGACATAAGGATAGTAATAAACGGTTCAGGGGTCAAAGGGTTTGGGGTAAAAATAGGGTTGGTTTAATAATTCATCTCTAACTCACCCGTATAAATGAAGTTAATATGCCACTAGGGGTCCAAGGTTTGAAAGGAACCAGGTACCAGTACCTTAACTGTTATTTTAGGTATATTCTTTTTCCATATTTAGTGATATAGTTGATTAATGACCTTTCAACCAGTGAAGCTAAAATACAAGGTTAAGAATTATGATTACCCCAATAAGGATGCTAGATGGATTGATAAGGATAGTGGATTGAGAAAGAATATGGATGGAACTCTTGAACGCCCTAAGTTTTTAAAACAGAACCATAAAGGTGCTTTGACTAAAACCAAGAAAAAGATTGCAGCTAAATTAATGTATGAAGCTGGATGGGGAAGCAGAGATTTAAAGGACTGGTTTAAGACTTCACAACCAACTATTGTTAATTGGTCTAAGCTTCCTACCCCTGAAGCATTAAAAGAATGGGAAACTAACTTCAAAGCTGCAATGATGGATTACGATATGGAAGCTCATTATAAGATTAAGAGTAGAATTATGGAGATTGTTCCTGAAGAGAAGAATATAGATAAGCTAGTTAAAGCTGGTGAATTCTTTCGTGGGGAGAGTACCAAGAGAAGTGGAAATAATACCCAAGTTAATATTTATGCCGATATGCTTAAGAAGTATCGGAATGTGGAGGACCAATGAGAACAACAATAATAATCCTCAATTATAATGGTGACAAATGGATGCCAGAACTGATGAAGGCTTTAAAGAAAGAAGATTGTAGAGTTCTAGTTGTAGACAACGGTTCTTCTGATGATTCAAGGAAGTTTGCTGATGCTGACCTTGGTGTTAATTGGGGTTATGCAATGGGAAACAATATCGGTGCTGCTTTGGCTAATTCTGAGAATTTACTCTTTATGAATAACGATATGCTTCCGAAGACTAAAGGCTTTGTCAAAATACTAGAAGGTGTCTGTAATAGTAGTTACCCGATTGTAGGAGTTAAACTAATATTCGGAGAAACTAAGAAAATAGATGTTAATGGTCTTGAATATATAACTACTGAAAATAAGGTTCAACACGCTGGTATTGGTATTACTAGAAACTTCTGTCCTACTGAGATTGGAAAAGGTTTTGATATTGATTATCCTCCAGTTAATATTCCTAAAGAAGTTCCTGGAGTTACTGGAGCTTGTATGATGATAAAAAAAGACCTATTCGTTAAGTTGAGGGGTTTTAATAATCAGTTCTTCAATGGTTATGAAGATGTTGACCTATGTTGGAGAGCTAAAGAGATGGGTTACAAGATTTGGTATGAACCAACTGTTGAACTTCTCCATTACTGTTCTTCCTCAAAAGGAAGATTTGATAACGAAGTAGAAAACCAAAAATTATTAAAAGACCTCTGGTCAGAGGAGAGAGTTAAAAAAATATTATGATTTCAATAATTATCCCCACTTACAATAGAAAGACAAACCTTAGAAGAGTATTCGCTTCACTAGATAAACAATCCTTTAAAGACTTTGAGGTAATAATCTCTGACGATGGTTCCACTGATGGAACTATGGATGTTGTAAATGAGTATCAAGATAAGTTAAATATTCGTTACTATTGGAAACCTAACCATGGATTTATGGCTCCAGTAGTTAGAAACATGGGAGCTAGGTTAGCTATAGGAGATTTCTTCTTATTCCTAGATTCTGATGTTATGTTAAATCCAGCTGCACTTTCTCATTACAGTGCTTTTGCTGTTGCCAATCCAGATGCAGTAATCATTGGAAGATATGATTGGCTAGAACCAATGGATTTTTCTGTTCACGATGTTTATTCCAGTTGGGATAAGTTAATCAAAAACGATCTTATGAAAGTTAATGTTACTCAATTAAAAGGAATAGTTGGACCAGACCCAAGAGCAATAGCTTTTAATGACCAATTAGTTGAACATTATTGTTTGGGGATGTTCAGCGGTAATGTTTTAATTCCAAAGCAAGTATATGACGATTTAGGTGGGTTTGATGAAGCTATGGTCGGACATGGTGGTGAAGACTGTGAGTTTGCTATGAGAATTGAACAAGCTGGTTATAAAGCTATTTTTACTGAAAAAACTATTGGGTATCATATTTACCATGATAGAAACCAAGAGAGAAATCAAGAAGAGGTTACTAAAAATTTAAAATATATTTATGAGAAACATCATGACTTCATGGTCAAGGTTGGTATTCTTCCAGGGAATATAAATAAGGGGGAGTTACCATTAGTGCAGAATTGATACTACTAGATTTAGGTGGTGGAAACGAACCACATATGGAAGAGGGTTATAAAACTATCTCAACTGATAGATATGACTTCAGCAAAGACTTTGAGAAGTTAGATGCTAGTTTTATTCAACATGACATTCTTACTCCTATTCCTTTGGTCTATGATTCTGTTGATAAAATCTGGTGTCACCATGTCTTTGAACATTTACCCCATCAATTACCAACTGGTGAAGATGCTCTAGTATTCGCAATGAATGAAATAGGTAGAGTTCTTAAAAAAGATTGTGAAGCTCACATTATTGTTCCTTGGGTAGAACATACTAATGCTTGGAGACATCCAGGTCATTACCGTTACTTTAACTATGATATTTTTAATTGGTTTGACCATAGGAACCCTACTCCTGACCATGAAGCCTATGGCTATGTTCATAAAATGGAACTAATTAGAAACGAAGTTGTGGATGACTGCCACATTTATACTATTTTTAAAGGATTATGATAAAAGACGAAAGAGCAATCTGCGATAAGAAAGCTAAATGGGATAAAGACTGGGAGGGAGTTAAAGACATCTACTTCTGGAGATTAAGATGGCATTATTTTGCTGTTGCTGAAAAATTAAAAGGTGAAGTTTGTGATTTAGGTTGTGGACTAGGATTCTTAGCTGGATTCACAAAGCCAGATGAATCATTTTATACTGGCGTAGACATTTCTAAGGTTGGAACAGACCATGGAAGGATGCTTTTTCCAGCAGCTAGGTTCTTTGAAGCAGATTTATCCAAAGAAAGAACAACTTTTGATGATAATTCCTTTGATACTGTAGTTATGAGTGAAATTATTGAGCATTTAGAAGATTTTTCCTTATTATTAAAGGAAGCTAGAAGAATTACCAGAGATAGAATCGTTATCACCGTTCCAACTAATATGTATCAAGAGGATCATGTCTATCCTGTTTGGACTGAACAAGACATTAGAAGAGAGTTTAAAGAACTTGGCTTCATTGAATCAATAGAAACTGATAAAACTTATAAATTTCACCTAATATGTATCAAAAAATAGCATCTCTAATCGTTTTAGCTTATGAAAGACCTGAATTTCTCCATAAAACTATGGAATCACTACTTTCAGTTCCAATGGGATTTCCAGCAGAGATAATTGTCCACAATGATGGCTCTACTAACCCAGAAGTGTTTGACTATTTGGTTCATTTAGCTGCTGAAAAGAAGATTTCAATGTTTATTAACAACTGTGGACCTAATCAAGGTATTGAAAAAGCAATTAAAAGGTCAATCGCCTGTTCTTCTGGTAAATATATTGTAAAACTTGATTGTGATTTAGAATTTACCCCAAATTGGTTGAAGAAAGCTGTTTATACGATAGAAGAAGGTAAATTTGCAACAGTAGGACTTGTTGATTATAGAAGATATGACCCAGATGATGAAAGATTTTATGGAGTTACTGAAAAAGATGGATTTTTAGAAGTTACTGACTTTATTTCTTCAGCTTACATCTTCACTAGAAAGATTTTTGATACTTGGGGTGATTATATGGCTCACGATGGTTGGCATCTTTTTCTCCTAGAAGAAGGGTATACACTTGGTTTAATAGATGTAGTTAATAATTATGGTTTTGGACTAGGAAAATCAATTTATGTCGGAGAAGACGGAAAAGCGATTAAAATGGACCACGAATCACTAAAATTCTAATGGATAATAAAAAACTTAAAATAAAAGAAGTAATAGAGACCTCTTTCCCTATTATTAACAAAGAATCGCAAGAAGTTCCTTTTCTTCTTAATAAAGCACAGCAAAGATTCATGGAAAATATGACTGGATGGGATGAGATTCTAAAAGCACGACAAGAAGGGTTTTCTTCTTTCATTATTGCGTTGTTTACTTACGATTTCCTTTTTAAACCGAACTCAATTTCAATGTCTTTATCTTATGAGAGTGGAGCAGCTGAAAAACTACTTGATAAAGCAAAGCTCTACATTAAAAAAATAGGAGTTCCTCTAAAATACAACTCTCGTAACGAAATGTATAACGAAGCTATTGGATCAACTTTCTATATTGGAACAGCAGCAGCAGTTACTACAGGGCGAGGACAGACAATAAACAATCTTCATGCTTCTGAGGTAGCTTTCTATCGTGATGCCGACAAACTAATGACTGGTTTACTACAATCTGTTCCTAAAAGTGGAAGAGTAATACTAGAATCAACCGCTAATGGAATGGGAGACTATTTCCATAGGAATTGGGTTGAAGGTGTAAATGGAAATGGAGCTTTTGCTCCTCACTTCTTCTCTTGGAAAGACCACGAAGAATACCAGCTTCCTGTTGATAGACATTTCAAACCTAATTCTGAAGAAACTCAAGAAATGATTGAATACGGATTGAGTAAAGAACAAGTTGCTTGGAAAAGAGAAAAGGTAAAACAATTCAAGACTATTGACGAATTTAATCAAGAATACCCAATGACACCAGAAATTGCTTTCATTTCTTCTGGAAACCCAGCATTTGATGTCAAAGTCTTAACTTCAATGTTAAAGATTGCTGACAAACCTATAAAAACTGGAAACTTAATCGGAACTAGAACAAGATTGATGTTAGAAGAAAATGCTAAAGGTTATTTAGATATATGGAAAATGCCTGACAGCAATGACAGTTATGTTATCGGAGCTGATGTTGCTCAAGTTAATGACTATTCTGTGGCAGAAGTTCTTAGTAGAAACAAAATGGAAGTGGTAGCAAGATTTAGAGCAAGACTACCAGTTGATGCTTTTGCGAAAGAACTAGAACGGTTAGCCTATTTCTACAATACTGCTCTCCTCGGTGTAGAAAGAAATAACCAAGGTATAGCCGTTCTTGTTGTTTTGAATAAGCTTTACTATCCAAATATGTATTACCGAGAAGATGTTAATGATGTCGGAGAAAGTTCAGCATCAAAACTTGGTTGGGATACTAATATTAGAACCAGACCTATCTTAATCTCTGACCTTGGAATGTATATTAGAAACAGAGATATTGTTATTCACGATGAAATTACTTTAAGAGAATTAACTACTTTTGTTAGAACTGATAAGAAACCAGATGGAGAAGCTCAACCAGGAACTCACGATGATTGTGTCATGGCTTTAGGAATTGCTGTCCAAATGTATCGTAGGTTTCCAGATGCTAATAAAAATGAATACGTCACCCATGCTGGTGGCACCAACAACATTGCAAATAATTATGATACTAGAAGCAGTAGTTTTGATAATTATTAATTATTAGTTTATTATATTTTTATGACAGAAATTATTTTAATCATCGTTATTTTCCTTCTTTTATTGAACACTTTTTCCACACAAAGACAATTCTTATCTCATTTAAAACAGCTAGAAAACAAGTTAGCTAAGATTGACACACAAGATGGAGTTGATTCTCCTAACGAAATAGAAGAAAATAAATACAGAGACATTGATAATGTTTCACCAAACGAAATTAATAAAAACAAATAATGGCAACAAAAGAAGAACAACTAGCACAAGATTTAATTCAAGCAGAAACTGTTGATGAAGGCTTAGTAATAGAAGGTGATGAAGTAATTGATTCAAAAACCGAGAAACTTGAGAAGAAATTACCTATGGGTTTTTTAGACTTAGCTGAATTCCAAAGAAACTTCTCTACAGATAAAGACAATAGACAATATGTTGATTGGGCTTGGTTTATTTACGATAACTATGTAAAAGGAAACCATTTCATTAAATACAATGACATTACTCAAATGGTTGAAGCTGTTAAGGCTGGTAGTAGCTCTCGCTTTGCTATTAACAAGATTTGGACAACTTTAAGGTCAGTCCGAGGATTCGTTACTAAATATGACCCTAAGTGGTATATTTATCCTGAAAATGTTTCAAAAGAAGCCATAGATAAAGCTCACTACAAACAAAAGGTTTTAGATGACAGATGGATTTTTGGAAAGCTTAAAATGTTAACCAAACAATCTGTTTTTCAAGGATTAAAGTATTCAATCGGTATTATTGAGATTGTCTGGAACCCTGAAGAAAGAGATGTTAATTATGTTGTTTTAGACCCATACGAAGTTTATTTTGGTGGTCCAGCTTATCCAAACTGCACTAGAGTAACTAAAACTGTTTGGAGAACTCAAGATGCTATTGAAAATGATCCTAAGTATAAAAAACAAGTTGGTGATTTAGGAACTACTGACAATGAATATGTTTCCACTTGGAGACAAACATTAGATGATACTACTTATGGACACCAGAACCGTTCAGAAAATGACAAAGGAACTATTGTTTATGAACAACACTATTACACTTCAAAAGAAAACTCTGTTGGTGGTCATGTAAATATTGCCACTTATACTAATTCTGCGTTCTTAAGACACGTAGAAACTAAAGAAAAATCTCTATGGGATACGTTCCATCTTTATAAGACTGACGATAATCCTGGCGAGACTTACGGCGAGGGTTGGGTTAAGAATCTTATACCACCTCAAAAGATGTTAGACATCTTAGAAAGTGTCACTTCTGAGTACCATTTCACCTTTGCAAAAGGGAGATACGTTGTCTCCAAGAACTCTGGTGCAAAAATCATTAATAATGAAAATGGAACTATAATTGAACACAACCCTGGTCGTAGACCTATAGTTGAAAATGCTCCTTCAATGGCAGCATCAGTTGATAATCAAATTAATCGTATAAATGTTTATCTTGAGGATATCGGCGGGCAGCACGATGCTTCACTTGGAAGAATCCCAACAGGAGCAACTGCTGGAGTAGCTATTGAAGCTCTACAAGAAGGTGATGCCAATAACTTAAAAGACTTAGTTGAAAACTACAATATGTTCTTAACTGGACTTGCTTATGGAACTTTTAAGAAATATGCAAGGAATTTAACTGAAACTAAAATATTCACTACTGATGACAAAGATAAAGATGGTATTCCAGATTTCTTTGCTATTGTCGGTGAAATCGGAGCTGAAAATGCTCCAGAAGAAGTTACCCATCAAGGTAAACTAATTCCTGTTTGTGTAATTAGAGAAAACGAAAAAGTCAGAATAACTATTGATAGTTGGTTAGCTTATACAAGAGAAGCAAGAGAAGCTAGAATTTATAAGCATTATACTGCTGGAATGATTTCACGAAGAGCTGCATTAGAAGCACTTGAATATGGTGACGTTGACAGAATTATAGGAGATGCCATTAAAGAAGAAGTTGTTTCTAAAATGATAAAAGAAGGTCCAGCCGAACAAGAACCAGTTAATAATGAAGGTGCGGAACAGGTAGCACCTCCAGAAACCGATACTGCTGGAGCTATGAGTGAAGGTGCTGGAATTCCTATGCCTGGTATTTAATGAGTAAAGAAGAACTTCAAATACTTATTCAAAAATATTTTGGGAGTTATTCTGATGAAGCATATTTAACTGTTGATGGTGAAAATGGTGGATGGAATCCTACTGTTAAAGATAATATCAATAGCGATGGAACTTCAGATAGAGGTTTATTCCAAATAAATGAAGAAACATTCAATGATTTAAAAAAGAGAAAACCTACTCTTTTCGCTAAATATGGAATTAACACATACCAAGAGATGTTTGACCCTGAAAAGAACATCATTGTTGCTAGAATAAATTTTAATGAAGGTGGTTGGGATAGATGGTATGGTTCACCTGAAGAACAAAGAACTGGTAGACCAGATGAACCTTATTACACAAATAATACTGAAAGCATAGAAGCTCCTTCTGTTTTAGGTGCTAATGAAACAACACCAACACCAACTCCAACTCCACAAGAACAAGATATTAGAGAGGTTGCTCCTGGAGTAACTGTGAATATGGCAACTGAAGAAGGAAGAAGGATTGCTGAAAGAGAAAGTTCAAAAGAAAAACCTGAAGATTCTTCATATAGTGCCGCTAAAGGAATACAGGAATCTTATAACAAATCTATAAAAAACATTATCCCTTGGGCTAGACCTATCGCTAAATTATTTAAACCTAAACCAGCTTTTAGTGCTGAAGCTGAAGTAACGGAGCCAGAACTTGAAGGAATTAACTTAAATTTTCTTGAAAAAGTTAAAGTAACCCAAAAGTTTGGAAACAAAGCATTTGAGTTTTATGGACCTAATGGACACGAAGGTACTGATTTCAGAGCAGCTATTGGAACACCTATTAAAGGTTTCGCTGGTTGGGTAGTTGATTTTGCTGGTGTTGCTGAAGGATATTATGGAAATAAAATAGTATTAAGAAATCCTAAAACAAATGAAGCTATTGAATATGCTCACTTAAAAGACTTAGGTGTCAAGAAAGGTGATGTTTTAACTTCAGGACAAATAATAGGAACAAGTGGAAATAGTGGTAGAAGACCAGATGGAAAAACTCAAGATGCTCATTTACACGTAAACTATTATTCTCCAGACCAAAAGAAAGGAAATATTTTAGCTGTTGCAGACAAAGAGTTTGGACAGTTCCCAATGGTTCCATCATTCAGTTCAGTAATGGGTAAAGCTAAAGAAATAGTGACAGGTACTTTTATTCCTAAAGAAGCTAAAGCTGAAGGTGAACCATCACCAAGCCCAGTTCCAACACCTACACAACCTCAGGATATTCCTGTTGGTGCAAATGTTGATTCTTATATTGGGAAGAACATCGGAACTTATCAAATAAAATCTGGTGATACTTTAAATGCTCTTGCTAGACAATTTAAAACAACTGTTGCTGACTTTCAAAGACAAAACCCAAACATCACTAACCCAAATCTAATTAGAGCTGGTGAATCATTAAAGATTCCATCTGCTCCTACTGAAACAAACAAAAGCTCTGGTTATAGAATAAGAAGTGGAGACACTTTAACCTCTATTGCTAGAAATCTTGGAACCTCTGTAAATGACCTTGTAAGAAAGAATGATATTCAGAACCCTAACTTAATAAGGGCTGGAGATTCACTTAAGATATAGTTAGTTTTGACTTTCACTACCATTGTGTTACATAATCAATTAAGCACTTTAACTTGTCGTTCAGTTCGTAGGTTGGATCCTAGGTAATATTTTAACTCCTTTTTAATATTTCCTAGACTTTAACCTACGAAAGGGAAATAGTAGGTCATTAATAATTTTTCCACCGCCACCCAGCTGCGTTAATGAGGGTAAACAAAATTATGAAAGATGTAAAAAACAAAGAGGAAACAGTAATCCTAATTGACCCATCAGTCAAAAAAGAAACTGATTTAGAAGAAGGTAAGACAACTCCTCTCAGTAATGAAGAGAAAGAAGGTCTGTTAAAAGAAATCAAGCTTGAACGCGATAAGCGTCACGCACTTGAAGATAAAGTAACAGCTCTTGAGAACAAACCAGAACCTGAAGTAACTCCCAAATCCAACCAAGAAGAAAATTATGATGTTGAAACAGCCGTTGATAATCTTACTCCTATTCTTAAAAGGCGTGGTTTTATTACCAGGCAAGAACAGGAAGATGATAAAAGAGCCGACCAATACGCCAAAGACTTGAAAGTTTTATCTGACAAGTATGATGGTAAAGATGGTAGACCCGTATTTGATTCTAACGAGATTGCTAATCACGCTAAGAAAACATCTAATTTTAATCTTGAAGCTGTTTATCGTGACCTTCACTGGAAGGAACTTGTTGACTTTGAAAAGAGACAATCTGGTTCCGAAAGTATTGAGACCGAAAGACCGTCTTCTACACGTACTATTCATGAGGGTGAAAGAGTTCCTTTAACTAGAGAATTCTTGAAAAAGCGACTAGCTGATCCTGATGGTAAAGAATGGTATGAAAAGAACCGCGATAAAATAAAGGCTGCTATGGCTAAAGGACAATTACAATAATTGCTTTTTTCATAGAATATTATTTAAAATAAAATTATGACAGATATAAATCCTATCAGTCCAACAACCGCTGCCGTCTTCATTCCAGAAGTATGGTCAGCTGACATTTTAAGAGCAACTGAGGCTAACTTAGTTTTTGCTACTAAAGTGAAAAGATATGACTCTGATGTTTCCAAATTCGGAGACATTATTCATATTCCAAATTTATCAAATTTAACCGCTAACAACAAAGTTGTCGGTGACTCTGTAACACCTCAGTATCCTACTGAGAGTGAAAAGACAATCACCATCAACCTTCATAAAGAAGCTTCCTTCTATATTGATGACGTAGCCAAGGTCCAATCAAAATACGACCTTATGGGTGAATATACCTCCAAAGCTGGATATGCTATTGCGAAAGCAATTGACACTTCCGTTGCTGGTCTATACGCTGGTCTTACTCAATATGTTGGAGATGGTTCCACTGATGTCACTGACGCAAACATCATAACAGCTATCAAATATCTTGATGAAGCGGATGCTCCTGAAAGTGATAGATTTTTCGTTATTAACCCAGCGGCTAAAGCTGACCTCATGGCAATTGATAAATTCGTGCTAAGAACAGGTCCAGGTTGGTCCACAGATAATTCTCCTATACTTCACGGTGCTAAAGAGAATGGTTTCTGGGGTGACATTTATGGTGTAAAGGTTTACGTCTCTACTAACGTAGTTACTGAATCAGCATCTCCAAATGTTGTTCACAATTTACTTTTTCATAAAGAAGCTTTCGGTTTAGCTATTCAGCTTAACCCAAGAACTCAGTCAGACTACGAACTAAAGTATTTGGCTCATCTTGTTGTTTGTGATGTCCTTTACGGATTAAGCGAACTTAGAGACGATTTTGCTGTAGACTTCCGAACAGCTGCTTAAGTAAAGTTTTAAGAGAACCTCAAGCCCTCCACTATTGAAGTGGAGGGTTTTTGTATATGCTATAGTTAATTATGAAAGAGAAGATTGGAGTGGTCCTTCCTTCCAGAGGGCTTGTCTTTTCCAAGACCATGGAAAGTGTTTTTACTAATACTGTTGGTAAAAATTTTCACCTCTACATGGCTCACGACTTACCTCTTCCTGAATGTTTCAACGAACCCCTTAATAGAGCTTTAGATGATGATTGTGATTTAATTTGGTTTGTTGAAGAAGATATGCTTATTCCTGAAGGAACTTTAGATAAAATGCTTGAGGAGTATAGAAATGGATTTATGGCTGTCTCTAGTGAATATGCTGACAGGAGAACTGGTAAGACTTTAGTTCAAAGAACCAGAAAAGGAAAAGTTCTATATTCTGGGATGGGTTGTCTCTTAATCCATAAGGATATTCTTAAAAAGATAGGTCATCCAATAATAAGAAGATGTGTCTTTTGGATTAAAGAAGATGAAGAGACTGGAGAAGTTTTCTTTGAACCACATCCAGAAATCAAAAGCAGTAGCTATGGAACTCAAGATGTTTGGTTGAGCCACAATATCACTAAACAAGGTCATGAGATAAAGTTAGTTGAGGTAGAGATAGGACACATGATGCTAGAAAAAATGTCTAAAGATATAGTGAACAATGGTCAACACAAAATAAAAACTGTTTACATTTTAGATAAATTTAAACCAAATGGAGAAAAGTAATATGGATACTGCCATCCAGAAGAAGATTACTGAATATAAACAAAAACACATACCAAAGCCACTATATGTAGTAGAAATAGGTTCCCACAATTATGACGGAGTTAAGAGAAGTATGTTTGATGATGCTGATAACTTTTGTGAAATAAGTAATGAGAGAGGACCAGGAATAGATATTGTTCATGGCTACGATGATATTGATAGACTTTTTGACTTTAACCCTGATGTAATAATTTGCTTAGATGTTCTCTGTAAAAAAGCAAATTGTAAGAAGATAATAAACGCAGTAAGAGAGACACTTATGCCTGGAGGGTATCTAATATTGAGCTTTAAAAATGAAGGAGAAGGATCATACATTGATGCCTTTTTTAATGGATATGAAGTTTTTGACGTAAGTACCGTAGAAAGAACCATTTGCGGAATAGCTAGAAAACCACTAAAATAAGTTATGACACTAAAAACCATAAGAGATACAATCATTGCTATTGTCGGTCCAGACACAGAACTTCAAAATGCAAACTATGATGTTTTTATCAATGAAGGGTATAAAAATACAATCGCTAAGATAATGGATGAAAGAAAAGACTTCTTTCCAGACAATGAAACAACTGCTAGTCAGGCTTCTGGAACAATAAGTGTTACTCCAACAAAAGAATTTACCAATATAACTTTAATTAGAGTTAACTTTGATGATTCCAGTGGTTCTCATATTTTAGTTAAATCAGATTTAAACACTGTTCTAGGTGTAAACTCCACAGAAGAAAATGGAAGCTATATCTTTCACATCTGGGGAGATGAGATTAAGTTACCAAACTGGGGTAAAGCTTTTACTCTTGAAGTTTATGGTTATGTAATTCCATCAGATATGTCTACTGATACTGAAAGTCCTGATTACAGCACACTTCTACATGGTATTCTTGTTACTTGGGGAGTTAGTCGTGCTGTTGAATCACACTCTGCTTCTGAAAATTTCCTTGACGGTGGTAGAAAAAGAGCTGAGTTCTGGGATACTATGGAACAGATACTTCCAACCGTAATGTCTAAAGATTCCACTAATGTTAGAAGTTTAGTTTAACAATGACTATTCAAGAAGAAATTGATTCTTTAAGAGAAAGTATCACTGGGCAACCTTGTCGCACAGATATTAGCAATTTGCTAGATATTCTTGAAGAAACTGAAGACCCAGAAAAACACGAATATATTATCAATTTCTTAGACTTTTACCCTACTTCTAAAGATAAAATATTAAAAGATTTAAACAGCTACCCTAATTATGGCAGTTAATCAAAAAGAACTGTCTATAACTAAATATTACGGTATGAACAATACCACTGCTGCTGTTAACTTACAGTACGAAGCAACTTCTATAAAAAACTTCATTTTAAAGAACTTTGGTAAATTAACTGTCAGAAAAGGATTAACTCAACTTGGAGATGATACTGGTTCAGATATTCAACTGGGTCTAACACATTGGACTATTGGATCAACCACTGTTCAAATTAAAGTAGAAAATACTGTTATCCAAATATTGTCTAGTGGAACTTGGTCTACCATGAGTGGTGGTTCAGGTTTAACTACTGGATTAGAAATGAATTTTGCTTTTGCTAATAGCTACCTCTATGGATTTAATGGAACTGATAATGTAAGAAAAATAAACAATACTGTAGTTACTGACATCTCTGGGATGCCAATAGGTAAATGGGGTGTTTGGTGGAGAAATATTCTCTTTGTTGGTGGAGTTACTGCTTACCCAAATAGAGTTTACTTTTCAGCAATTAACAATCCAGAATCTTTTGCTGCTGCTGATTATTTTGATATTGAACCAGGAGACGGTGATGTCTTAACTGGTGGAATAGCTTTGAAAGACAAAATTATATTCACAAAAGAAAGAGCTGTTTATTATCTTGTTGGAAGCGGAACTAACAGTTTTGCTATTTATCCAATTACTTATAACTTTGGAGCTTGTTCTTACCGTTCATTAGTTCCACTTGGAAATGATATTTGGTGTATGGATATGGAAGGTAATGTCAGAAGTATCCTTAGAAACCAATATGGACTATTCAATGGAAAAGATATGAGTAGTGAATTCTTAGAAACTACCGTTGAGGGTTTAAACACTGATGCTTTAAACAAAGTTGCTGCTGGATATGCTGATGGAAACTTATTCTTCGCAGTTCCAAATGGAGCTTCTACTTATAACAATCTAGTTATTGTTTACAATACCGATGCTCCTGTTCCTAATGGAAAATCTAAATTTACTTTGATTACTGGATGGTCTCCAAGTGTTTTTGACAACTTAGACAACATTATGTATATGGGTGAAGCTCAAGCAGATGGAAAGGTTTATTCTCATGAAGGTGACGATGATGCTGGAACTGCTATTCTTTGTGAATGGGTTGGTCCACAATTAAAGATGAACAGTGAAGGACAAAAGAAAAGATTCTTAACTCTTAAATGGTTTGGTTTTCCTTCGGGTGACTATGACGTTGCTGTTTCTGCTTCTATTGATGAAGGACTATTTGGTTCTTTAGGAAACTTAAACTTAGCTCCTACTTCTCCTCTTTGGGGAGCTTCTGGTGCAGAATGGGGAACTGGTGAATGGGGAGTTAGTGGTCAAGTTAAAGAAACATTCCATTACTCAACAGCTGGTAAAGTCATTGGAACAAAAGTTCAACATAAATTAATCTATTCCGCTGAAAATGGTGAAGATGAAATAGGCTCACATTCAGTATATTATCAGAACAAAAGATGGAGACCAGAATAATGCCAGATAATACAATAGTAAGTTCAGTAGAACTAACAAACCCACAAGAAATAGTAAATATCCTTATTTCAGGAGGATTAGTTCCAAAAGGTGCTTATGCAGCTGGAACTGATTATGCTGTTGGGGATTCTGTAGATTATGGTGGTTCTTCATATGTTATGTGGAATGATGCTGCTGCTGGAACTCTCCCAACTGATACTGATTATTGGCAAGTTTTAGCAAATAAAGGTGATGTCGGATCTCAAGGTGCGACTGGTTCTCAGGGTGTTGATGGTGATACTGGAGACACTGGTCCTACTGGTGGAACTGGTGGAACTGGACCAACAGGTCCAACAGGACCAACTGGAGCTGACTCAACTGTAACAGGACCAACAGGTCCAACAGGTTCTACAGGTGCAGATTCAACTGTTACTGGTCCAACTGGTCCTACTGGACCAACTGGTGCAGATTCAACTGTAACTGGTCCAACAGGACCTACTGGCGATACTGGAGCCACTGGAGCTGATTCAACAGTAGCTGGTCCAACAGGACCAACAGGTGCAACTGGAGCAGATTCTACTGTAACTGGACCTACTGGTCCAACTGGTTCTGATTCAACAGTTCCAGGTCCAACTGGTCCAACAGGTCCTACTGGAGCAGATTCAACCGTAACTGGACCTACTGGACCAACTGGTTCACAAGGTATTCAAGGAATTCAAGGTATTACTGGAGACACTGGTTCAACTGGTGCTGATTCAACAGTTCCAGGACCAACTGGACCAACTGGACCAACTGGTCCTACTGGTGCAGACTCCACTGTTGCTGGACCAACTGGTCCTACAGGAGCAACAGGAACTAATGGTAGTGACGGTGCAACTGGAGCAACAGGTGGTACTGGAGCAACAGGAGCAGATTCTACTGTCGCTGGACCTACAGGTCCTACTGGTCCTACTGGAAGTGATGGAAGTAATGGAGCTACAGGTCCAACTGGAGCAACTGGAGCAACTGGTTCTCAAGGTATTCAAGGTGAAGTTGGAGCAACTGGTGCTACTGGTCCTACTGGTTCTATAGGTGAAACTGGTTCTACAGGAGAAACTGGTCCTACAGGAGAAACTGGTCCTACAGGTGCAGATTCAACAGTTACTGGACCAACTGGTCCTACAGGTTCTCAAGGAATACAAGGTGTAAAAGGTGATACTGGAGATACTGGTGCTGATTCAACTGTAACTGGTCCTACTGGTCCTACTGGTCCTACTGGTCCTACTGGACCTACTGGAAGTAATGGAAGTGATGGAGCTACTGGAGCTACTGGAGCAACTGGTGCTACTGGGGCAACTGGACCAACAGGTGCAGATGCTATTTCAAGTGATTTAGTATTAAATGTTCAAGTTTTTAGTTAAATGTTAAAATAAATTATGGCAACAATAGTAAAAAGAAAACTATCAGGAAGCACAGATGGAATGCCTATTAAAGTTGTGCAAACTGCAACAGCAGGAACAACAATCCATACTGCGGTAGCTGGTACTACTGCTGGAACTTTTGATGAGGTTTGGCTATATGCTTATAACGGGCATACTGCCGCTGTTACTCTTACCATTGAATATGGTGGAGCAACCGTGCCTGACCAAAATATAATTGTAACCTTGGCTGCTAAGTCTGGTTTACAACTTCTAGTTCCTGGTCTTATACTTCAAAACACACTTGTCGTTAAAGCATTTGCTTCTACAGCAAACGTTGTAACACTAAGTGGTTGGGTTAATAGTATTACAGACTAACAATGGCAGTATTAAATGCCTGGCAAAGAATAGATAGAGTACTTAATGGATTACCTTTTGGTGACGGAACTGATGGAAATGCTACTATTTCTAGTAATCCTAATACTAGGGCAACTGCTACTGGTTCAGCAGCTTCTACTTCTTTAACTGCTGGTTCAACTGCTTTTGCTGATGGTGATATTGTTGTAATTATTCAAGTTCAAGGAACAGGTCCAGGAGAATGGGAAATAAATGAGGTTTCTAGTGGTGGGGGAACTACCAGTTTAACAATGTCTGAAGCATTGCATTATTCATATACGACTGGTTCTCAAATAATTAAAGTTCCAATGTACGACGAAGTTACTGTAAATGCTCATACTATAACTGCTTGGGGCGGTTCTACTGGAGGTGTAGAAGTAATTTGTGGAAGAACAAGTGTAACTATAAATGGAGCAATAAATGGTAATGGAGCAGATGCTAATGGTAATGGTGGTGGTGCTCGTATTTATGCCTCTAATGGTGGTGGTTTTATAGGTGGATGGTCAGATGATAATTTGAATAGTTTAGGGTTACAAGGTGAAAGTTATGACGGAACAGAAGCTCAATCCGCATCCGCAAATGGTGGAGGAGCTGGAGCTGGTGGTGGAAATTCTAACTTCAATGCTGGAGGTGGTGGTGGTTATGGAGGTTCTGGTCAAGCTGCTACTGGTAGCGGTGCTACAAATGGAGCTGGTGGAGGAACTTATGGTTCTGCAGATTTAACAGCACTTCATCTTGGTTCTGGTGGTGGAGGAGCCACTGGTATTGCTAGTTCTAATCAAAATACTGGTGGTAATGGTGGTGGAGCAATTATAATAATTTCAAAATCTATTACTTGTTCTTCTAATGTCTATTCAAAAGGTGGTGGTTGGTATACAACTAATTATCGTGTAACTGGTGGTGCTGGTTCAGGTGGTTCTATTTTATTCGTTGGTGAAGATGTTGACCTAGGAACTTCAAAAGTTTATGCCAGTGGTGGAACTTCCGTTAATGATGGAAGTGAAGAACCTGGAGATGGTGGGGTTGGTCGTGTTGCTGTTCATTATGCAACATCTGTAACAGGAACATCATCTCCTAGTGCTACTGAAGTAGAAAACGAAGATTTAATAGAAGCTGTTGTAACTACAAATTACTTAAAAAAATATAGACGTTCAAGAATTACTGGTTCACTGACAGGAAGATAATATGGCAAGCATAAAAGTATTAGTAGTTGCTGGTGGTGGTGGTGGTGGTTCTGGTAAAGGTGGTTGGGGTGGTTCAGGTGGTGGTGGAGGTGGTGGTGTTCAATATAATGCTGCTTATTCTGTTCCTGCTGGAAATTTTACTGTAACTGTCGGAGCTGGTGGTGCTGGTAGG